ATGCGAGTAGCACAACAAATAATGGGTCAAGAACCTATTGAGGATGTCAAAAAAAAGTAAAAAAAGATACTAATTTATTTTTTCAATATGCACTAGCTGAAAAACTAGGCAAGACATTACAAGAATTACAAAGCATTAGTATCGAAGAGTATCAAGGTTGGATTGCATACTTTGAATTAAAAGAAGAAGAGAGCAAAAGGTAATGGCAAAGAGACAAGTAAAATTTGAACTTTCAGCAGTAGATAGAACTAAAGCTGCTTTTAGTTCTGTAACCAAAGGATTGAAAGGTGTTGGTTCAGCTTCAGCTAGTGCTGCAAAAGGCGTAGCAGGTGTTGGTTTAGCTGCAACAGCAACAGCAGGTGCTTTAGCTTTAGTTGTAAACAAATCTTTTGAGTTTATTGATGCTATTGGTAAAACTGCAACGAGAACAGGTATTACCACTTCTGCAATTCAAGCTTTTCATTTAGCAGCTAGAGAATCAGGAACTAATATTGAAGGTGCTAATAAAGCACTAGAAAAATTTGCTAGATCGGTTGGTGATTCTCAACGTGGTCTAAAAACAATGACTGATATTTTTAAAGCTCTTGGCGTGGAGCTTGAAACCTCAGATGGTCATTTTAAATCTACAGATACTTTATTAGAAGAAGTAGCAATTGGTATAAGTAATCTTGGAAGTCAAACACAAAAAGCAACAGCATTAGCTAACTTGTTTGGTCGACAAGGTATTTTGCTTACTAATGCACTTGAAGATTTAGCAGATAGAGGTATGGATGGTTTTATTGATAGAGCAGAACGATTAGGTTTAATTTTATCTACAAAGACTATAAGAAGGGTTGAAGCTTTTAATGATGCAGTTGGCGTTATAAAAATGCAAATAAGCTCTTTCGTAAATAATGTTTCTGCAAGCTTTTTACCTATCTTTGAAAAAATGCAAGTAACAATTGCAGATAAGATACAAAAGATAATAGATGATTTTGGTGGTATGGATGCTATAGCTGTTTTTATACAAAACTCAATTGTAGAGTTTGCAAAAAATTCCATAATAGCTGTTGGTCACTTTAGAGACGATTTTGCAACTCTGGTAAGAGAAGTGCAAATAAAAGCTAGAGAAATAGAAATAGAATTAAGAGGTATTGCAATTGCAATTTTAGAAGCTTTACCTAAAGACTTTTCTGATAGGATTGAGGATTTTTAGAAAGACAAACAACTAATCATGGCGAAGCAGCAGAAGAAACCGCAAACAATTTAAATAAATACAAGATTACCTTAGAAGATTTAAGAGATGGTCAGGATGGATTTACTGAAGCATTAGTAAAATCTAATAACGAACTAGATAGAGTAAATCCAATAAATGCCTATATAGATTCAATGAAACATTTATCAAAAGCTTTAGATACTCTTGCTGTTAACGCTATGAAAAAATTTGAAGATGCGATAATTGATGGATTAAGAGAAGGCAAATTATCATTCAAAGATTTTGCCGATTATGTTGTAGAGCAGTTATTAAGAATTGCTATACAACAATTGGTAATACAACAAATATTAAATCCGTTTAGAGATTTCTTAGGTGGAATGACAGGACAAAATAAAACACCAACTCCTTCTACATCAAATCCAACAGCAGGAGGGAATCCTAATTATCTTTATGAAGGCGGAGGATATACAGGCATGGGTGCAAGAACAGGTGGCGTGGATGGACGTGGTGGCTTTCCTGCAATATTACATCCTAACGAAACAGTTATAGATCACACAAAAGGGCAAGGCATGGGTGCTACTGTTAATTTTAATATATCAACAGTAGACGCAGCAGGTTTTGATGAACTGCTTGCAACAAGAAAAAATATGATTGTAAGCATGGTTAATCAAGCTTATAACTCTAGAGGAAAAATGGGGATAGCATAATGTCAGGCACTTTTCCAACAACCATAAAACCTAGCAGTCTATCATTGCAAGACAATAGACCTAACTTAATAAATCAATCTGTATCTGGTAAAAGAGTTACTAGAAAATATGGATCACAATTCTTTACTCTTGATATTACATTACCACCTTTATCAAAAGATGATGCTATGGATGTTTTTGCTTTTCTTAAAAAACAGCAAAACTCTTTTGATAAATTTGATTTTACATATCCAATAACAAACAGAGGTGCTAACAGAACTCAAACAGATATTGTTGTAAATGGTTCTCATAGTGTAGGAGATTCAACGATTGCTTTATCAGGTTTTGATGCTTCTACAACAGATGTCTTAAAAGCAGGTGATATTATAAAGTTTGCAAATCACGATAAAGTTTATATGCTTGAATCTGATTTAGATTCAGATGGAAGTGGTAATGGTACTGCAACAATATCACCAAGTATAATAGCTACACTCGCAAACAGCGAAGCGGTAACAGTTGATCAACCCAATTTTAAAGTTTATTTAAATAGTGATATTTTATATACAACAAATACTTCAGGTTTATTTTCTATAAGCTTTTCATTGCGAGAGTGCATTGAATAATGTCAAGAAGTTTAAGCTCATCTTTACTTACGCAACTTGCAAATCCCACTAATACATTTTGCTTTCTGTTAGAAATTAACACTTCAACAGTTTTTAGATTAACTGATAATCAATTTGATGTAACTTATAATTCAAATACTTATACATCTTCTGGTGAAATAATTGCAGTTAACACAACACCAGAAACAGGTGAATTAAAAGTTGAAGAAACATCTATTGAATTATCAAATATAAATTCAACCTTAATATCAGTATTTGACGATCAGAACTATATTGATAATGTTGTTAATATTTATTTAGGATTTTTTGATGCTAATGATTCTTTCATAGACGCATTTACATATTTTTCAGGAAATATTAAAAATGTTGAGGTAAGCGAATCTAATACTGAATCTAAAATTACTGTAACTTGCTCAAACCATTGGTCAAATTGGAACTTAAAAAAGGGTAGGCATTTTACAGATGAATCACAACAATTAGCATTTACTTCAGACAAAGGTCTTGAATACGCACATATAACTAAATCAGACATTAGGTGGGGAAGTTAATGTTAGAACCTTTTTCATTATTTAGAAAAGAACTTGGTAAAGCTTTTTTAACTTTAATTGCAGGTGTAGCAACTGTAATTACAGGTGTTAAAAACTTTAAAAAAGTTAAAGATATTTTAAATCAAGGTCAAGACATACTAGCAACTAAAACTGCTCAAGGTGGCAAAATTCCTATTATTTATGGAAGGAGAAGAGTTGGTTCAACTCTACTTTATATGGACACAGATTCAGGTAACTCAAAAGAATTATTTATAATATATGGTTTATGTTTAGGTGAAGTAGATTCCATTGAACTAGACACTATTGAAATAAATGGCGTGCCTTTATCAGATACAACAGTTTTTAAAGATGGCTACTATACAGGATCAGATAAAGTCAGTAGTGGTGCAGGATCACTAAACACTGTAAGTCAAATTGGCACATCTTCAGGAACTTTTAGAGGTGATGGCAGATCAGGTGATGATCCTGCAAAGATTTACAGAATGGTTTTCAATGCACATCATGGAGCAGACGATCAAGCTGCCGATCCGATGCTTGTTGCTTCACAACCTGCAAAATTTGGAAGCAACCATAGATTAAGAGGTATAGCATATTTAGGATGTAGTTTTCAGTATGATGAAAAAGGTATGTTTACTTCTGTTCCAGAATTAACAGTAGTTGTAAAAGGTAGAAAACTGTATGATCCAAGACTTGATGGCTCTATTACAGGTGGTAGTGGATCACATAGAATAGCTGATCCAACTACTTATGAATGGTCAAACAATGCAGCGTTGACACTTTTAGATTATATTCATCAAGATTATGGCAAAGGATTAGCTTCATCATTAATAGATTTGCAGTCATTCCAAGCAGCAGCTAATACAGCAGATACAATAGTTGATGTTCCTGATTATGGTGGATCATATTCTTCTGCAACTTTTTCAGCAGATGTTGAAGATAATTTTATAACTGTTGACGAAGCTACTTGGAAAAAAATAAAAGGTGGTGAATTGCTTAGTGTAAAAGATAGTGGTGGTTCAGTTATTATCAATCAAAATAATGTAATTGATACACAAAGATTTACACCACATACAGAAAGCACAAATTTTAGAATTTATACAGATGGAGTGCCACCTGAAAAAGTAAGTAAAAGTGTAACCTTTTCTGCTACCAATGGCGATGCGACACTTACTGTAACTTGTACTTCGCATGGTGCTTCTGCAAATGATAGGGTGCTTTTTGCAGGTGCTACAAGTCTTGGTGGCAATATAACTACAACAGTTTTAAATAAAGGCTATACCATTGCAACAGTTGTAGATGCTAATACTTTTACCATCGAAGCGACTGATTTAAACTTAACAACTGTTTTAGCTAATTCATCTGATACAGGAAATGGTGGTGGAAGTGCAGTTGGTAAATTTATGTATGATAGCGAATCAGGAAGTGTTTTAACGCAAACAAGAAGATTGCAATGTGATGGCGTGCTAGATACCAATGAAACTGTTTTAGATAACGCTAGAGACTTGTTATCTAATATGCGTGGGTTTCTTAACTATATAGATGGTAAGTATAGCGTTTTGGTAGAAGATACAGGATCATCTTCTTTTAGCATTACCGATGACCACATTATAGATTCTGGTATAAAAATACGTTACGAAGATAAAGCTGAAAAACTAAATAAAGTTGTAGTACAATTTTTTAACGCACAGAAAAAATACGAAGCAGATACTAAAACTGTTTTTCATAACAATAGCACATCAACTTACAAAAATGATGATGGTGGTGAAGAGTTAGAGACAACAGCAGAATTTCAATATATTACAAATCCATATAACGCTTTTAATATGGGTAAAGCAATTTTAGAAAGAAGTAGAAGACAAAAAACAATAAGTTTTGTAGGTACTCCGAGATTATTAAATTTAACGTCTGGTGATATAGTTGATATTACTTACTCACCTTATAACCTATCTTCTGCTCTATATAGGATTGAAACAATAAATTTATTAGACAATGGATTAGTAAGCATACAAGCATTAGAATATTTTGATATTTATACTTGGTCTGCTACACCACCTGCTGAAAATGTCGGTGAAGAAGCACTTATTCCTACAGGCACAGAAACAGCTAAAGTTACTTCGTTAGCTTTTACGGACACAAATGCAAGCTCAACAGGAAGACCATTTTTGTCTTGGAGTAATCCTACAACTTATCCATCCAAAGAATTTAGAGTTGCAATTGTTGATTCTAGTGGCAACGAAGTTCATAACAGAATAGTTAATGATACAAAAATTGATCTTAATTTTATTAAAACAGGATCAGACTATGTTGCTTCCATATCAACTATAAACACT